GATTTAACTTCAAAAGATGATATTGCTGGTAGTGATTATGGTTCTTTCTCACTTAGAGTATTGAAAAATAATCCAGGTGAAAATGACGATGGTGAACTTATGGAAGAGTTCACTAATTTAAGTTTTGATGATGAATCAGTAAATTATATAGGACGACAAATTGGTGATAGATATGTAACAATAGATTCAAATGGTAAACTCACTCATCATGGTGATTGGCCAAATAAATCAGCACATATACGTCTTAGTGATTATAGTACAGAACTTGAAGGTATTAGTGGAGATGCATTACCACACGGATTTGGTAAAGTAACTAATCCATGTTTACAAACTACTTCAGTTCCAAGTGCAAGTTTTAAAACTGCACAAACTAATTCTCAAGGTACATTTGATTCAAATGTATACTTTGGTTGGGATTTTGATAATGATACTAATAGAGAATATTTAGCACCACTACCAGCATCTGCAGGTAATGGTAATAATATTGTCTTTACACTTGAAAATATGTTAGGAAGTGCAGATGCATCTACGATAGGTGCTGACACGTATGCAAATGCATCACAGGCAATTACAATGACATTATCAGCAAAAGAACAAAGAAAATTTGTTGTACCATTACAAGGTGGATTTGATGGTGATGATCCAATTGTACAAAAGTCAACTGGTAATGATATTTCAACTACAAATACACAAGGATTTAATTGTACTAATGCTGAAGCAAGTGGTACAGTAGCGTACAAACGAGCAATTAACGCAATTAGTAATCCTGATGAGTATGATATTAATATGGTGGTAACACCAGGAATTATACACGAGTATCATTCTAAAGTTACTAATCATGTAATTTCAAAAGTAGAAGATAGAGCAGATTGTTTCTATGTTATGGATGGTTCAAGATGGGGCCGTTCTGTAACAAACGCAGTTTCTGATGTTAAATCATTAGATTCAAATTACGTAGCTACTTATTACCCCTGGGTTAAGATTGAAGATCCAGTTAAGAGTAAACCCGTTTGGGTGCCACCTTCAATTGTGATACCTGGTGTTATAGCTAACACCGATGCGGTAGCACACGAATGGTTCGCACCAGCAGGTTTGAATCGTGGTGGATTAAGTTCAGTATTGGAAGCAAAAACAAGATTAACTCATAAAGAACGAGATACACTTTATGATGGTCGTGTTAATCCAATCGCATCATTCCCACAACAAGGTGTAGTGGTGTTTGGACAAAAAACATTACAGGGTAAACCATCGGCACTTGATAGAATCAATGTACGAAGATTGTTAATTAGACTTCGTAAATTTATTGCTTCATCTTCAAGATACTTAGTATTTGAACAAAACACAGCAGCAACAAGAAATCGATTCTTGGGTATTGTGAATCCATTTTTGAATTCCGTACAGGCTAATAGTGGTTTAAGTGCATTTAAAGTAGTGATGGACGATAGTAATAATACACCTGATGTTGTTGATAGAAATGAATTAAGAGGACAAATCTTTATTCAACCTACAAGAACAGCAGAGTTTATTGTATTAGACTTTATCATCCAACCTACAGGAGCAGCGTTCCCTGAATAAGTTTGACTTATAACAAACAGTAACGTATAATGAAAAGCCTCAATTTCGATTGGGGTTTTTCTTTTTAAAAAAAACTTCAATAAAACTTCAAAAAACAATATATTTGAGTATCATTTTTTTTTAATAAAGTGATATTTATATATGTAATAGTATTTGAACGGCATAACAGGAGAATGAAAATGGCCGAGATTTTAAATCAAGACGAAATCTTTTTTACACCGTTTGAACCGAAAACGAAAAATCGGTTCATTATGTATATAGAAGATATACCTTCATATTTTGTAAAGACGGCTAATCGTCCACAAATTACTTTTGATGAGGTTGAACTAAACCATATTAATGTTAAGAGATTTGTAAAAGGCAAGGGAGTATGGGAGCCTTTAGAAATAACTCTATATGACCCTATCGTTCCAAGTGGAGCACAGGCAGTAATGGAATGGGTTAGATTACATCATGAATCAGTAACAGGTCGTGATGGATATTCTGATTTCTATAAGAAAGAAATTAGATTTAATTTATTGGGTCCTGTCGGTGATAAAGTAGAGGAATGGGTATTGCATGGTGCATTTATCCAAACCGCCAATTTTAATGATTTAGATTTTGCAAATGGAACAGATGTTGTGGATATTAATCTAACACTTCGTTACGATTACGCAGTATTGTCGTTCTAAAACTATAGGAGAAAAAAAATGACTGAATGGATAGCAGGAAATTGGGAATATGTTTTAGTGGTTATTTACGCTTTAGAAAAAATCGTAAAAATGACGCCCACTAAATATGACGATATCTTATTTGATATGTTACTTAAACCAATCAAAGAGAAATTCTCACCAAGTAAGTAAACTATTCCAAAGGTTATAATATTAAATGGTTTTAAATTCAAAATAAATAATTTTTTTTAAAGGAGCTAAATATGGCTGAAAATCAATATGATTTTCCTACAGAGGTATTAGATTTACCTTCAAAGGGATTACTATATCCAAAAGATAGTCCACTCTCAAGTGGTAAAATAGAAATAAAATATATGACAGCAAAAGAAGAAGATATACTTACTTCTACTAATTTGCTGGAAAAGGGACTTGCAATAACTAAATTGTTAGAATCTATAATTGCAGACCCAAAAATTAAACTTGATGATATTTTATTAGGTGATAAAAATGCAATTATGATTGGCGCAAGAATTCTTGGATATGGTAAGGATTATGAAGTATCAGTAACCGATCCTGATACCAAGTTACAAGAAAAAACTGTAGTTGATTTGACTACTATTAAACATAAAGAAATAGATTATTCTTTAATAGAGGGTAGTGATAATAAGTTTTCATTTACTTTACCTAATTCAAAAAGAACTCTTGAATTTAGATTACTCACACATAAAGATGATGAAGTAATAACTGAAACAGAAAAGGCCTTCCAAAAAGTAGGACATTCATCCACATTTACTACACGACTTAAACAACACATTGTTTCAGTAGATGGAGATACTTCTAAAACGTCAATAAATCGATTTATTGATAAAGAATTTATTACTCTTGATACGAGAGAGTTTAGAAAATATTTAAAAAAAATAACACCAGATGTTGATTTAACATTCGATTATACAAGTCAGATTGGAGAACCCCACAAGGTAAGTATACCTATAGGGGTTACGTTTTTTTGGCCTGACCTCACAATATAAAAAAAGACTTCACGAAGATATTTTTAGTTTAGTTAATTACGGAAATGGTTTTTCTTTTTCTGAAGTATATTTTATGCCTGTTCATTTTAGAAATTATTATTTAAGACTATTAGTAGATGCTAAGCAAAAAGAAGAAAAGGCATACTCGGATGCTCGTCGCGGGGCTCGAAGAAAATAGATTTTCATGATATTTATAATTGTATAACTCTATACAAAATAGGAATTTTTTATGACGAAGAAACAACAGATACAAGAGGGATTAATCGATAAAGCTTTTAATGCACTTAAAAGAGGTGTTGAAATAAATCGAAAGAAAGTTAATAGAAAGGCTATGCGAGATCCCAAAGTTCAACGAAAATTCAAAGATATCAAAAAGTCTTTAGATAGATTAAGTGATGAACTTGATGATATTATGGGTATATAATTTCTTTTTATTATAATATAATTTCTTTTTAACTTCCATACGGAATATTAATATATGGCCGCCAAAACACCTACAATAAAATCTCAGATAGCCGACCTCAAAAAACTAAAACAACAGCAAGAGGAATATCAATCTATGCTCAAAAGTAATGTTGATATTAATAAAAAAGATTTAAAGATTATTAATGAAAAAATAGCTGCGATACAAAAGCAAAGAGATAAAGGAAAAGAAATACTTGCTGATGATATTGCAAAATTATCTCATGCCAAGAAACTCTCAGAGATTCATAGAACTTCCAGTAAAATAATAAAAGATACTGTTTCGTCACAACAATTACAAAAACAGGTAGGTGTGTGGCAATCCGAAAATGCCGGCGAAACTAAAAATATGATGGAAGAGATGTTGTTAGCACAACAAGATACTTTAAAACATCAATCAGCTAGTCAATTGGCTATGTATGACCACGAACAAACTATGGAACAAATTGCAGCTTGGCAAGAAGAAATAAATGATTTAAATACAGAATCTGCAGCGCTGGTTGGAGAAGAAGCAGAGCAAAATAAAGATAAAGTAGATAAACTACAAAATATGTTGAATACGACAGAACAAATTGCTTCAGCGAAAGAACAGGAACAAGCAACAAGTGAGTTGGGTAATAAAGCTGCAGATGATATGCTTGGTATGTTAGGTGGGAGTGTAGCTGGATTAAAAGGTATGATAAAAGGAGCAAAAGGTTTTGGATTGGCCATGAAGGCGGCCATTATGGGTACAGGAGTAGGTGCACTTTTGGTGGTTATAGGTGTAGTCATTACAGCTTTAATAGCAGCATACAACGTTACAGGTGACCTTCGAGATGAATTAGGTATATCACAAATGGAGGCTGCAAAACTCGCAGTAAGAATGGGCCCAGCGGCTATCGCAATAAAACTTATGGGTGAAGATGTTACGAAACTTGGAGCAGCATTTATAGATACATTCGGTACAATAGAATCGGTTCAAGGCGATA